AAGGACCCGGCCAGGGCGACCACGTCACCCACCTTGCTGGAGAAGACCGCGGCGTCATCGGCCGGCGTGGGGCCGGTCTCGGCGTCCTGGGCGCCCGGAGCCTGGAGCTGAACACTCATCAGGCCCGAGTGGACCAGGAGCGAGAAGTCCTCGGCGAGCATGGCTGCCAGGGCGCTCTCCGGAGTCCAGCCGGAGGCCAGCAGCGTGGACAGTGTGCCGGCGTTGACCGAGGCCACCTCGGCCAGGTCTTTCTGGTCCTCGCGCAGGAACGGGATATCCCGGGTGTCATACCAGAGCTCGGCGTCCGCAGGCACTTCGACCAGGGGCGCCACGGCCGCACAGAAGGAGCGCCACTGATTGCTCCCCCAGGTGTCCCCGAAGGCGCGCCGCGCCTGCCCGTAGTTGGAGTACGTGGCGGCGGCCAGGCCCTCGGACAGGCCGATGATGATCGGAGGTACGCCCCCGGCCGCAGCGATCCGGGTCTCCCCGTGACCGATGGTCTCGGCGAACGAAAGCTGTTGCATGTTGGCGCCGACCACGCGAACGTCCGCCCCGCCGCCCGTATAGAGCGTTTCGTACGCCTTCTCGGGTCCGCGGGTGGCCTCCTGCATCTTGCGGACAAACTCGGCGAAAGCGTCCGGGCCGATGTTCTCCTTGAGACTGACGGACAGATTCGGCGTGGCCGCATTCTCGAAGAATGAGAGCTTGTGCTGGGTGGCCATGGTGTCGCCCTGAAGCTCCGTGATGATCGGAGTCAACCAGGACATGCCGCGATACATCGCGTCCGGGTCCGGGATCGGCGCCCAGTGGATGCACTCGTCCAGGAGATAGAGCTTGCTCTTGCCGCCAGCCCAAGGCCCGCCCACGGTGTACTTATAGCCCACGATGTTGGCTTCCACCGCCTCATCGGGGGGCGCGTCCAGGATGAATTCCATCCAGTCCGGCCGGCGCCGGAGAAGGCGGTCCCCACGCTCGGACTCGGCCAGGAAGAACGTTCCACCAGCGGTCACGTCCTGCTCTGCCCGCATGAGCAGTGACTGGGTGGTCCCGCCCGGCCAGGGGGTCTCCAGCGGCTTCAGCGACTGGTTGCCGAACAGGTCGTTACCGCCCCCGGTGGAGCCAAGCTTGCGGAACTTGAAGCGGGCCTCGCTAAAGAGCCGGGCCCGCGCCATGGAGGTGGCGAAGATGACGCCGTTCTTCTTGTAGGCGCCGGAGACGTAGCCCAGAAAAGTGTCCAGGACCGGCTCGGCCTTCTGGCCGGCGTAGGTGGTCGTGTGGCTGGGCTGGTAGATCTGGCCCTGGAAGGTCAGGAACGAGTCCACCCAGCCCTGAAAGGTGGGATCTCCCATGCGCTGAACGAAGATTTCCCGGGCTTTCTCCGTGGGGTCAGGCTCGGGTGTCCACCTAGAAAGTTCGCGGGCGAACCGTACAATCTCGCTCCCCGCGCTCATGCCCAGACCACCAGCGGGACCGCCTCATCCTCGTTGCCGAACTCCCGGAGGCCCCAGAGAGCATGTGTGATCGATACGAGCCCGGTCAGATCCGTGGTGGCGTTGCGCGAGTCCCAGGCGTGCCCGTCACCCACGTTGCGCTTCACTGCTCCCCCGACTGCCAGGCCCAGCTCCTTCTGGCCGAGGTGGACCACGGTGTGGTCTTTCGGGTCATCGCTGGTGGCCGCATCATAGATCATGCCGAAAGCGCGGGCCACGTCCCCGGCCGTGGTCTTCTTGATGATCTCGATCGGGAGAGGGATGGTGACGGCATTCTCCAGCTCGGCCAGCAGTGACCCGGCCGGCGATCCGGGGTCGATCACGATGGCACAGGCGTTGACCTTGATGGCCAGTTTGACGATATCGGCCACCGTCCAGCCCGAGCCCGGCCCGTTCTTGATCAACTCCACGTGCTCTTTGCCGTCCGCGCGCTTGCTGGCCAGCCCGATCGAGGATCGGACCGAGCCCGCATTACGGGCCGAGACGTGGAGAGCCAGGGCGGGGCGGCCCACGAGTTGGGTCGGGGGGCGCATCTTGGCCAGTTCGGCCATCGGTGTGGCCGGGTGCGGGAAGTCCTCGGGCGCCCACTGGCCCGATCCCGAGCGTCTGTCCTCCATGGCGTCCCACTGGGCCTTGGAGATGACCGTGAAACCCTCGGTCAAGTCGGGCGGCCAGACGCACAGGCGCTCGCGGGCGAATCCGATATCGGACATCGTGTTGCGCTCGCGCTCGATGGCCATCATGGAGATTCGCTGGCCGTAGGCCGGGTTGGTCCGCTTCCACGTCTCGCGGTCATCGAGCGCGATGGACGAGAGATCATCGAGCGAGCCCGCGGCGCCGTAGTCCAGGAACACGAGATCCCGTGCGGCGGCTAGCGCGAGGCGCCGGAGCCTGAAGAGGGCCGCGCCCGAGGCCGCATCCAGGGGTGGGGAGCTGGTCAGCCAGACCTGGGGGTCCGGCATGGCGGACATCGTGGGGAGCTGGGCGTCCTGCTGCTCACCCGTGAGCGCGTACGCCTCGTCCCAGACCAGCTTGTGGAAGCTGAAGCCGCGGCCGGCGCCCTTGGAGCGGGCCATGAACCGCAGCCGGTTGCCGTTGAGAAGCTCGATCCCCTCCTCGCCGTTGGTGTTGATCACCTTCTTGACCTTCTTACGGAGCCAATCCGTGTTGGTGATCAAGAACAGGACCCGCCGGAAGGCCTCCATCGCGGTCTTGTACTCGTGCGCCGAGTGGCCCACCATCGGCTCGTTGGAGATGAACAGCCAGTAGAGCTCCAGCGCCTCCAGGATCGCGCCCTTGCCGTTCTGCCTGGCCACGATCAGGGCCACCTGGAAGGCTGCCCAGCGGCCGGCGGCCGTCTTGCCCAGGCCGAGCTGAATGACCAACTGTTGCCAGGTGTCCAGGGTCAGGCTGGCGCTCGCGGCCAACTCGATGGCGTCCAGGCCGGCGCTGTAGGCGTAGGTCTCCACCGGGTAGTGGCAGACCCGCGGGACCACCAGGTCCCAGTCCACGTCCTCGGGCAGCACGAGGTCATGGGGTGGCGTCCAGAGCTGGCCGGGCTCGGCCGTGATGGTCATCCCCGGGCCGCCGCGGCCTGGCGCTCGGCCTCGCGCTCCCGGCGCCGTTGCTCCAGCTCATCCTCCGGCGAACCCGTATTGCCGGCGCCCGCCTCCCCGGCCAGTTGCTCGATGGTCTTGACAATGGTCGCGTACGCCAGGGCCTGCTGGCGGGCCTCGGCAAGGAGCTTGTCCACGAAGACCTCGGCCACCGTGTCCGGCATCCGGAGCTGAATCTGGAGCCAGGCGTCCGGGTCACCCTGGATCTGCCGGTCCAGCACGTCCAGGCGCTCCTTGAGCCGCTCGGCCTCCACCTCCAGGTGGGCCAGGCGCTCGGTGCGAGTCACGAGGGCCAGCCGCATCGGCCGCGCGGTTGCCAGAACCAGCGCCGGGCATCCAGCAGCATGTCATAGGGCCTGACCCAGTAACCGACACGCCAGATTGCCCACTTGATCGTGATCATCTCAGTATCGGCCCTTGTCGCGCGGATCAACCTCGTCATACTCGCGCTCCAGCCGGGCGGCCTCATTGACCGCCTCATCGCCGTGGACCACGGGACGCGGCACCGAATAATCCTCCGGCTCGGGGACCATGAGCGTGGCTGTGACCGTGAGCGGCTGGCCCACCTGGGCATCCACGGTGATGCCGCGGATCACGTTGCGGGAAATGCCCAGACTCTCGATCCAGGCCACGGCCGCCTGGATCTCCGTCTCGTCACCGTTCTTAACGATCTTGAACGCCATCGCTCACTCCTTGCTCCACCGGCTGGACACTCTGGTCCGCCGGGACCTCGATCCCGTGCTGGACCAAGGTCCGAATCAGGGCCCGCTGGTAGTTTCCCATGTCCGTGCGCTGCTGATTCACGATCTTGTGAACGATGTCGATCTTGGTCTCGACCTTACGGGAGCGCTGGAGGCCGGCGTACGCCGTGATCACCAGCCCGAGCGCGGTCAGGACGCTGGCAAACGCCGTGATGATGCCGGTGATCGTGGTGGAGAACTGCACGGAATGCCCGCTTTCATGAAAACCACTCGCCATCAATGGTCAGGTTGGTGAGGCAACCCGGCGCATGCCCCTGGATCTGTCGGCAGTGCGGGCAGGCATCGAGCACGGTCAGGAGACCGGAGGCACCCTCGGGGAAGTCGACCAACATCTTGCCGATCCAGGGGCCGTAACGCTCGTTTGCGTCCGAGATCCGCCGCTGCTCATCGGTCAGACCCAATGGGTCACGCTGTGCAGTCACTCCAGGTCACTCCTCGATCGCTGGGCGGGGGGAAATCCCTCGAT